GTCCATCCCTTACAAGATATGCAGTATCTACAGACAAGTTCATACTAATTTGTTTTTTATCACCACTTGAATAATCAAGCTCACCTAAATCAAGACTTGTTGGCCAACAACCATCACATTGCCATTTCCTCAATACTTCACCATTTGGCCCATATTGAACAATCATACAAGTACGTTTATAGTTATTTGCCCAACCAACTTTACCTGTTTTAGGGTTATAAACCTTCATCCTCCACTGCCATAAGATGTTTTCAACATCAGGCTCAATGAAGTCTTTAACTGCAACAGTAATATCATCAGTTGTAGCTTTACCAGCTACTTTGATTTGAGAGTTACCATAATCTAACTCAATAGGGTCATTAGATACTGTAGGTAAACCTGTACTATCACAAGCCAACTCGATAATATCACCACTAGAGGAAGAAGTATTATTAGAAAACTCACTTAAATCAACGATAAACCTAAAGTTATTGGTACGTTGAACTTCATAAGTGGAATCCATAGACATAAAAGCTGCGTTTAACTGACTCATCTATTATACTCCTTCTTATTTATCAAAACTTGCACTATAACTCATGATATTGTATGTCAAACTAATAAACTCAGCAGATTTAACTGGTTTAACATAGATACTAATAGGCATCCTATTATTTTCATAATCTTCAGCAGTAGCATCTAACACAATTTTATAATCATACAAACCACCATTATTTTTAGCATTAATCAAAACTGGCTCAACAAGAGTTTTCCAGCGCTCCCATGTTGCATCGTAATTTTGCTCGAAAACAAAATACCTTGTTTTAGCGGCAATACTACGTTCTAAGAAACACATCAATCTACGAACATTTACCCTATCTAATGCAGTAGGTTGACGTTGGAGTGTCTTGTTACCCCATATTACAATACCTTGTCCTATGAAGTTAGTGATACAGTTTACAACATTTCTATGTCCATACAAAGCATCACGTTCACCCTGTGTAGGTGAATATTCTGTATTAATAGCTTTTGTGATTTTACCCCTATTAAGACCTGCAGGTGCTAACCAAGGGAAACCAACTTTATCATTATATGCATACTGACCGGCTACAAACCCACTAGGCGGCAACCATATATTTTTATTAGTATAGTTATCACTAATTTGTAACCATGGCCAATACAATGCACCATAAGATGTATCTAAACCACCTTGATTAGTGTATGAACCCTTACCATTAGACCAATTAATCATCTCTTGAACAGACATGCCAAAAGGTGGGTCTACAATAAAAATAGAATCAGCACGATTTTCTACAATATGTAAACCAGCTTTAATTACAGATGAATCACTCCAACCACTAGCAGTCAACACATCAATAGTTACTGTCTCAGGATTAGAGAAACTTTGTAAACCACCACCACTAATATCACCAATTACATCTTGTGCTGTGATACCTAAAATACCATCATCACCACCACTAAAGATTATAGTATCCTCATGATATTGAATAGATGTATTAGTATCCATCTTAGCATTAACACGGATAGAACCATTATTAATAATAGTCTCTACGAAACGTGGTGATTTAGCATCTAGTGATAATGTACTAAACTGCTCAACAACATTACCATTTTCATCTAAGATATGTAAATTAAATGTTTGAGTAAAATCATCCATAGCACTAAATACTGCGGAACATCCATTTAACTCAGAATCAAAATATTTTGATTCTAACACAATCTTATCAGTTCCTTTTTTACCAGCATGTGCATTTGCACCAGTATTACCACCTTTAACAGTATCACCTAACGTGAAATCCTTAGCAGTAATTTCACCAGTTGATTGAAGCTCAACCCTGATTAATTTTGACTTAGAATTTACAATAGCTTCAACATAATTTTCTTCAGAAGAAGTCAATGTTAAATTCTCAAACTTTTCTTTCTCGACATCCTGAGCATCTTTTACAGTAATGGAGAATTTGCCACCTGTTAAAGCAGTTTGAGAAATCTTTAACCCATTACTAGCATCACCTATAACAGCTGATTTATAAAGAATTTTATCAGTTCCCAAAACACCAGCAGTAGCTTTTGTTCCACCTCTTACAACACGAGTATAAATTACTTGACTAGCATGAACTAGAGCCATCATGGCACTATACAACCCATGCTCACCCTCAACAGGCTCACCAAAAGTCTTAACTAACTCTTGTTGAGAAGTAATAAGTGTAGGTACACCAACTGGCCCAAACCTTGCACCACCAACCATACCTATAATACAAGTAGAGGAATCTGTAATATACTGAGATTTGTCAACCTCATTCATGTATACACCAGGACTTAACATTGTCAATGTAGCCATTAAATAGTATCCCCCTTAACGGATAATAATTTATATTATAATATAAGTTATTTACTTACCCATCTTTTGTATACTATTATCTTTTGTAAATATAGATATTTATTGTTTTAATGTTTTCAAATTTTATATATAAAAAGCACATTTCTTTTTATGAAATGTGCTTTCTTTACAATTATTATCTTTTTATTTCTATATCAGAACTATCTGTCTCTTCATTAGCTTTATTTAAATCATCTTTTGACCTAACTCCTGGTGAAATCCCATCTGTACTTAATCTATTATCAGGTACTACTTTACCACCATTACCACTATCTTCACCTTTAGGTCTAACTTTTTCAATTTCTTTTTTATCTAAAGGTAAATCATTGACATCTATTGTTATCTTTTCAATCTCTAGTGCTTTATCAACCCTATAGATATATGCATGGTCTATATTGATTGTTATAGATTTTCTATAAAACCTGTTTGTTTCACTAAAACCACTAACATCAGTATTATCTGTAACACCATCTTCAACAGCTATTTGAAATTCTTGTATAACATCACCTAAGTCCATGAACTGAACCCTTAGATAAGGTCTCTCATGAAATTCCATAATCAACTCTGAAATCAAACCATCACACACGTCACGTTTAGTTGCATACACATCTACTTGATACTGTAGCATAACAGGTAATGAATGTATCATAACTTTCTTACCTGCAAACTCTACACCATCTTGGTCTTTTGCTCCTAGATTAGTCCAACCACGCCGAACTTGACTGTCATTATAAAAATCGTAATTGATAGAAAAATCTGGCAATCTACTAATACCAATAAAAGGCATTACAACCTTACCTTGATGTTCCCTAGCATTAGTAATAAACTGTTCATCAACATCAGCAAAAAATACTTCATCATACAAACTATGTATTCTATCAAATAAAGCTAAATCGTATTGATATAAAGGACTATGCATTATCTATTTTCCCATCTAATATCAAAATCATCGTACTTATTAACAAATTTCATGAAATTTTCGTGTAGCATACCACTAAATGTAGTAAAACTTTCCTTATAATAAGACTCACTAACCTCAAATCTAAAGGCTTTTTTACCTATTGTAGAATAAAAATCTCCTACAATACCTACATGAAAATTACCAAGTTTATCACTGGTACCCTTTTTGCTACCATATGTATATAAAAGATAAGCATTACCTTCTAAATCTACAAATAAAATAGAATCTTGCTCGTACTTTTCACCTAAACGCTTAAACATTTTAAGCATCTCTTCCTCATCTTTACCATAAACTACAAAAGACTTCTCTTTCTTAGGTTCACCAGTCTCTTCCTCTACATAATTTACAACTACTTTATTATACCCAAAACCAGCTAAACGAATATACTTCTCTAACTCTTTCCTACGTTTATTATTTTCAGTAACATCTAATTGCTGTCTATCAGATGTAATGAATACAATATAATCTTTACCTATATGTTGATATAATCTACCTAAGCTAGATTCATTAATATTCTCTACACCTCTAAGTTCTTCTAAAATTAATTTTTGTTTATCCATATATACCACACCTTATAAATTAATCTAACCACTCTACATATCTAATATAACATAAAACATATATTATGTAAAGTTGTGTAAATTAATATAACTACTTCCTACTTTTAGATGACCTTTTAACACTCTTATTCCTAAGATATAAGTATGGTATTCTCTTATTACTAAGTTTACCTATCTCTTTGAGATAAGCCTTATAATACCTTGATATATGTTTAGAAACATAACTAGCTATGGGTCTAAATAAAGGTCTAGCTGGCATTGTTTTCTTACCATTTACAGTATTCCTATTAGTACCATACTCAACATACCTAGCAACCATATTTACTTGTACCACACTATTAGGGTAATATTGTTTTTGTTGAAAACCTACAGCGATAAAATTATTAAACTTCTTGAATATAGTAATACTATTCTTTAAAAAACCAGTTGCTTCCCATATATTAAGAGATAAATTCTTTCTCTGCTTATATGTTAAATAAGAAACCGATAATGGTGCCCACTTAGTACCCTTATATCGTTGAGTATCTATAGCACGTTCAAACTCTTTAGCCAATGTAACAGCCATAAATATTAGGAAGTCTTGATAATAAAGACTCCCTAACTCTTTTTGTATCCTTTTAGAACCTAGCTTTAACATATGTTGAGATACAGTAATCTGACATCCTCTATGACTCAAAGTCAGTGAGGTTCCTACCCAA